TTATTTTGCTAGACCAATGATAAATAAATAAAACTATATGTTTCACTTCTTACCACCTCTAAATATTTGTGTACCTTTAATACCATAAATAGAAGCTACCACTAAAATCCATAAATTTGTAAACCATGAAGGTAATTTTGAGAAATGAAAAAAGAATACATCAACCTTTTCCATAACAGTTGGATCTTCAGATATTACCGCATAGGCTAAAATCATTATAGGTAATGTTAAAATTATTAAAACAAACTCATCTTTCCAATCTGAGTTTCTTGATTCTAAAAGTTTTCCTTGATATTGTTCTTCACCACTAGCCATTTTTTCTGCGTGTTTATATTGAGCATCCGCCATCATCATTTGTGTTTCTTTTTTCTTTTTATAAATATGACTACCAGCGTTCATTGCTAGTTTAATTGCACTTAACCACATCTTATATCTCCTAGTATTGGTTTGTACTTTGTCTTACCATCTTCTTTGAAAGCTCTCAAGAATTGTTTTCTAGGTTTATCTGCTATACTGCAATGTACCCATCCGCTTGAAGGCTCACCAATGGTATAAAATTCGAGGATCATTTGATCCCAACCTTCTATATTATCTTTTATCCAATATGCAAGATCAGCATTATCTGTGCCTGGACATTCAAAATCTACAGCTTCAGCTTTACTATGTTGGCTATTAATTGAACTACCTATTTTTACACACAATTCTGTACTACGAAATCCGCTGGTTATAATTACTGGACCAAACTTATCTCTAACTGGTTGCAGCAAAGTCTCGCAAAGGTTTTGTAGTTTTTCAATCTGATCTGAGTTAGGCTCATTAGCTATACCCAATCTAATTGCTGTGTCTGATTTTGTTAATTCTTGAAGGGTAAAATTTTCTGATAATTTCATTCGTATATAATCCTTACGTTAAGTTTCTTTTGCTCTTTAGTTGTTCCTCTACATATAAAAGATCCTTTAAGGTTTCTTTTATATCCATCTTTTGCAGTATAACTGTCAACTTTTCTATAATTTTTAGACTTAACATCATAAGCACTATACTCTCCTGTTGTCATATTTAAAGTAACAATATCTACTGGACCCAAGCCACCAACTGGCGTAAACACTATTAAATTAGGATCTTCAGCAAGTCTAAGTTGAGCTTTTAATTCTGAGGTTAGACCAGTAACTGCTTTCTTTCTTCTAGCCATAAAAACAGCTCCTTAAAAGTATTAAAGTTTTTCAAATAATATAACTATAATTGTAAACATACCACCTATTAAAGCTGACATAGCATAGTATAAATGTTTTTTAATATCTTTGATCTCTGTTTCTATATTGGTAATTTTTTGGTGGGTTTGTTTTTGCATGATACGACAAAGTTTTTCGTGTGATTCTATTTTTTCTAACGCAATATTTTTAGACATTATTACCTTTGTGTTCATTACAAAAGTAAGAAACATATAGTTTTCCTTTATTAAACTTTTCTATATTTTCATTAGTAACTTTAATAGTTGCTATTGCACCAGCTTTAGTACAATCGGTCCAAGTTTTAAATTCTATTGGTGATACAGATGGAGTATTACACATCCCAGTTATTGCTGAGCATATAGTGTAAGCTAATATAAATTTCATTATGCACCGATAAGAGCTTTGATTTCTTCATCATCTAATCCCAAGTCTTTTAGTTTTTGTTTGCCAGAGGCTTTTTTTACATTTTCTGGTTTAGCATCTTCAATAGCTTGAAGTTCTGTTTGTTTTGCTAATATTTGTTCTTTAGTAATATTAGTTGGGTTATCGTCATACCAAATAATATTATCTAAATCATTATTATGAATAGTAAATTCTGCATTTTTTTTAATTTTTGTAATTGATTGTGCGTAAGATATTTCCATATTAATATAATTTACATCCTCCAAAAGTTAGGTATTGATTTATATAAACAGCTGCACTTGAATAAATATTTATATAATCTCCACTTGATAAATCGATTAACATATTCATACTCATATGAATTTGATTACCACCACCATTGTAACCCCATCTACTTTGTGAGCCAACAGCACTACCATTTTTAGTAAAATAAAAATATGTTCCAGCAGAACCACTTTGTAAAGCACCAGCATGAAAAAGATAAAATCCATTTGAGGGTGCTGTGTATCTACCATTTGATGTATTATAATTTGAACCATCATCAAATAATTCGTCATTAACAACTAAAGTTCCAGAAGCATTAGAAGTTCCTGATCCAGAAGTTATAGCTTGAAATCCATCACTTACACCACCACCTGCTTCAGCCCAAGTTAAACCTCCAGTATTGCCTGACTGAGCAGATAAAAAATATCCGTTTGTTGGAGAATTTGAAACTTTAAGATTAGCTTCATCTACTATGTTATCAGCAATAGTTAAAGCTGTTGCACCAGTAACTTCTCCAGAGTGTGTTGCGTTAGTAACTTTAGCTGTATTAGCTGTAATAGCAGAGTTAATTGAGTTATCTAATTTATCTGCTGTCACGGCGTCATCTTGAATTTCTGCTGTTGCTATTCCTGCATCTTTAATGGTTATTGCACCAGAACTAGCAGCAAAGTTATCTGAACTAAAAGATGCAGCTCCTTTAGCAGATGTAGAAGCGTCAGCTAAATTTAGTGTAACATCTCCTGATGTTCCACCACCTGATAAATTAGTACCTGCTACAACTGAAGAAATATCTCCAACTAATGATGAACCATTATTCTGTAATGTCCCTACTATATTTGTAGTATCACCACTATCTCCTATTGTAAGTGTAGTTCCAGATTGAGGGATTACTTTATCAACTTCTAATTTACTCATTACACTATTACCAAGGTTCCTGTTACTGTTACTGTTGCTTCAAAAGTTACAGGTCCTGCAAGAACTGCACTTTCAATTGTTAAAATATTATCTATGACTTCGGCATGAGTATATATATCCTGAGAACCAGGATTGTTTCCTATGTATACTCCACTTGGATATGTATCACTCATAATTAATTCCTTTGTTGTTAAGTACTAATCGAATCTACAACACTAACATATACATCAGCTGAATTTGCAGCACTTGATTGTACTTTCAATACATCAGAACTTTCCATTACAAATTTAGCGCCACCTTGAACAAGTTCAACTGAACTCGCTGGTGGAACACTTAAATCTTTTACTATGTATCTTGTAGTAGAACCGCCAACAGAAACAAAAACATCCATTGTAATTGCTGCTGATGTAATGTTTGCAATTCTAATACCTATAACAGTATCATAAGAGTTTGATGTAAATACAGTTCCTGCACTATTAGTTGCTTGTACTGCGAATCTTCTAAAATTTTGTGCCATAATTTTTTTCCTTTTTTCTTATACTATAAGGCAATTGCCATTGCAACTGCAAAACCTGCGCCGGCTGCACCCACTGCGCCTCCATCGGCATCTAAATAAACTGCTTTACTTGCAGGAAGTGTACAAAATATATCTTTAGTTCCTGATGAAAAATCAACAGCACTGTCAGAATTAGAACTGGAAATAACTGTAGTTCTAGTTAATGTACTACTATCTCCGTTTAAAGTTCCAAGTCCTACTTCAAATTCAGCTGTTCCAGTATTAAATATTGCATAGTAAGTTGTATTACTATTTCCTATTCCCGCACTAAAAGCTTCAAAACCAGTTACAGCACCTCCAAGAGTTACTGCTCCTGTTCCTGTTGTCGTAGTAGTTTCTTTTACTCTGTCATTTAAAACTAAAGCCATTTATTTTCTCCTTACGCCATGCTTATGATAGCATTAGCCGGTGTACTTGGATTAGGGTAAGAAACTGTAAATGTACCATTAGTAGCAGTTTTGTTTCCACCGAAATCTAATACAACACATAATTTATCACTCTTATCATCATTATAGATAGCTGCAAATGCTGCTGTAAAAGTAGCATTGCTCCAAGTACTATCTGCAAAGTCAACTGAAGCAACTGCAGTTCCACTAGCTACCGCTTGTGAACCTAAAGCTTTTCTCTCATAGTTTGAACTACCAGAAGAGCTAACTTCATTAGTTGTAAGTGCAACTGTACTAGATGTTGAGTATGGGTTAGATGTATACAAAGCTATTTTAAATGCATCTCCTCCATTAGCGAAATTATGTGTTCCCGAAAAGAGTTCTCCTCTAAATGCGAACGGTATTATATTTGCCATATTTTTTTCTCCTTAGTATTTTGATGGTGATTCAGATTTTAAAGGAGTACGAATAGCTCCATCTTGATATTCGTCTCTACGTCTTCGACCCTGTTGTTCGATCGCATACGATTGTAATGCTCTTTTAAAAGATCCTTCGTAGTATTGTAACATATCTGCGGGACCTTTCAAGTATCCATATGCTTCTACCAGACAAGCATACAAAAGTAAATCCTGATATTTATTACTTGTGTAAGTTCCAACTGTTGATGCTGGATTTGCTGTTGTTGGTAAAGTTGTACTTGTTATACTTACTGGTTGTTTAACATAAGCTAAAGTTATTGAAAATTGAGCATTTGGTGTAGGTGATACTACCCAAAATTCAGCGTCCCAATTACCATAATACTTAGGAATTCCAGAAGCTGTGTTGGGAGTACTATAATATTCAGCCATAAAACTTGTATCTTTTTTTTCTAAAAAAGTTTGATTACCTGCTGAATCTGTTAATTGTGCATATCTAATAAATCTTAAATCAGTTGGAATAGTTACATATCTATTTCCACTAACTAAAGCAGATGTTGCATAAAATCTATTATCATCAGTATCTGCATCTCTATAAATTCTATTTTCTGCATTTTTAATTATTGTGCTTAATAAAGTATTAGATAGAACTGAATCATCTACTTCTGTGTAGTTTCTAATATCATCTTGTAAATTTGCTAAAGTGTAAGCCATATTATAACTCTATATTCAATGGGCCTGCTTGGCAACCATTTCCTCCACCTGAATGAAGTGAAATCCATATACTTCCTTGATCATTAGTTTTTAATTGATACCCATTATAATTAGTAACGGTAGAAGGTTGTCCTGCACTTGCAGAAGTTGTTGTAATTAAATCAGTAACTATTCTTGCGCCAATAACTGTTGCTCCGGCTAAGTGGCTACCTGCGATAGTATTTGCAGGAGTTACACCTCTAAAAGATGCATTTGTTCCTCTAGTCAAACCAGACAATGTTTTTGTTCCATTATTATAACTTGTGTATTGAATAATTTCATTTTGATAAGTGCCTATTTTTAAAGGATCAGAAGTATCTGATGAAGTTAAAACTTTTTTAATTATTATAAAACCACCTAATGTATAAAAATCTAAATCAGCGTCCGTTACAACTAAGGAAGTATCTGTAGCATTTATATTTGCTGATAAAGTAGTTGTAAGCTCTGTATTTTGAATAGCAATTGCATTACCTGATGAATCAATTATAGGTGATTCAAGAGTCATTAATCTTACATAGTCTCCTACTTGTATTCCACTATCAGGATGAGAAACATTATATACAGCTCCAAGTCCTCCTGAAATATTTTCTGTTGTAAAAGGATTAGTAGGTAAAAAATCTGCTGTAGGTAATTCAACTCTTGCAGGTCTTGCATTCATTAAACCTTGAGGGTCACCTGTAAATCTTGTTGGTTGAATTTGTGGTTGCTTTGGTTCAAATTCTGAATTGTGAACAAAACTACCATTCCATTCAGTAACCATTTCTTTATATGGAAATGCTAAACCTGATCTGTCAGATATTGCCTGCGCATATTTTCCTCTAGATAATTTTGCCATTATACTCCTGGATAATAAGTTTTAGGAGTAATAAAAGAACTAGATGAAGAACCATCTTCAGTTAATGCTCTGTTTAATTCATCCTCATATAACATTTTTAACATT